GAAACTCAAGAGATTCAGGAGCCTGAAGAGGCTGTTGAGCAACCTCAAGCTGAAGTAGAAGAAGACACTGACAGTGATATTCCAGAGAAATACCGAGGTAAATCTCTGAAAGAAGTTGTTCAGATGCACCAAGAAGTTGAACAGGTGATGAGTCGGCATTCTGCTGAAGTTGGTGAGCTTCGCAAGGTAGTGGATGAGTATATTACAGCTCAACCACAATCAGCACCTGAACAGAATGTTGAGCCTGAAAGTGATATTGATTACTTTACAGACCCTCAAGGCGCTGTTAATCGTGCGATTGAGAACCATCCTAAGATCAGAGCGGCAGAGGAATACTCGGCAAACTATAAAAAGCAATCAGCCTTGGCTGAGCTTAACAATAGGCATCCAGATATGCAGAATATTCTGAATGATCCTAAGTTTGCAGAGTGGATCAAAGCCTCAAAGATCCGGACTCAATTGTTTGTAGAAGCCGACCAAGAGTACAACACAGACGCGGCTGACGAACTTTTCTCTTTATGGAAGGAAAGGAAGACAGTAGCAACGCAAACCGCAAATGTTGAAAAACAAGTGCGTAAGCAACAACTCAAGGCGGCTAGTACAGGCAACGCAAAGAGCAGTGGCGAAAAGGCAAGTAAAAAACAGTATCGTAGGGCCGACATCATTAAACTGATGAAAACAGACCCCGAGCGTTATCATTCGATTTCTGATGAAATCTTTAAAGCATACGCAGAGGGTCGAGTCAAATAATCTAAAGGAGATTTGACATGGCTACTGCAACATACCCCGGCGCGGCGGGTAATACTGCGAAGACAGAAGCGGATACTTTTATCCCCGAGATTTGGTCGGATGAAATTATTGCCGCTTATCAAAAGAACCTGAAGATGGCTCCGCTTGTTAAAAAGCTGGCTATGTCAGGCAAGAAAGGTGACAAGCTTCACATTCCTAAGCCCATTCGTGGTGATGCAAATGTTAAGGCCGCTGATACAGCAGTTACTATCATTGCAAATACTGAAGGTGAATTGACTGTTGATATCGATCGTCACTTTGAGTACTCACGTCTTATCGAAGACATCGTAGAAGTTCAGGCTCTTTCTAGCCTCCGTCAATTTTACACTGAAGATGCGGGTTACGCTCTTTCAGTGCAAGTTGACAATGACCTTCACGCGGCGGGTACTGGTTTTGGTGATGGTGGTGCTGTTGTCTTTAGCCCAGCGGCTACTGACTATCAACACACTGGTTGCTTCTTTAATGACGCTGGTACTACTACTCAGTACACCGACGACACTATGGTAGCGGCTGACGTGTTTACCGATGCTTTTTTCCGCAACATGATCCAGAAGCTTGATGACAACAATGTACCTATGGACGGACGTTCGCTTGTTATTCCTCCTTCGGTTCGCAACACTATGATGGGCATTGACCGGTACGTGTCTTCTGACTTCGTAACCGGCCAAGCAGTTAACTCTGGCCTTATTGGTAACTTGTACGGCGTAGACATCTACGTTTCTGCTAACTGCCGAACTATCGAAGCGGCGGCTGATAACACAGCTTCCTCTGTCGATACTCGTGCGGCACTTCTGTTCCACTCTGACGCTATTGTCATGGCAGAACAGCAAGCTGTACGTTCGCAGACTCAGTACAAGCAGGAATACCTCTCGACTCTGTACACGGCTGACTGCCTGTACGGTGTTCAGGTATACCGTCCTGAAGCTGGTTTCGTACTCGCAATCGCTGAGTAAGATACCTGGGGGGTCGCAAGACCCCCTTCCTTTTCTTTTGTAGGAGCTTTAGATGGCTTTATTTCGTGGCACAGGTGGATCTGGAGATGCAAGTACAGATACTTTTGCATCTGAAGTTGCATTAGAAGCAACCAAAGCCTCTACAAAAGCAAATGAAGCGGCGGCGTCCGCAACATCTGCGCAGACTGCACAAGCGGCGGCTGAAGTAGCTAAAGCGGCGGCAGAAACTGCACAGACCAATGCAGAGACAGCAGAAACAAATGCAGAAACAGCGGAGACTAATGCTGAGACTGCGGAGAATGCGGCGGTAGCGGCTCAAGGCTCTGCGACAACTGCCAAGACAGCGGCTGAGACAGCTCAGTCTGCGGCAGAGGTAGCCAAAACAGCCGCCGAAACTGCCAAAACAAATGCTGAAACTGCGGAAACTAACGCATCTACATCAGCAACCACGGCTACAACCAAGGCCACTGAAGCGGCAACTTCTGCCACTTCTGCCAGCACTTCTGCCACTTCTGCCAGTACGTCAGCAACTAGTGCGGCCACTAGTGCAACAGCGGCACAAACGGCACAAACTGCGGCACAAACAGCACAAACAGCGGCTGAAGCGGCCAAAGAAGCTATTGATGGTTTGTATCTTGGAACTGCAACATCTAACCCAACGGTAGATGGTAATGGGAATGCCGTAACGGTAGGCGACTGGTACTTTAATACCAGCGATAACAGCACCCGTATTTATAATGGTTCCACGTGGAACACTATCAATCCGGATTTAATTGGTGATAGCAGTCCACAGCTAGGCGGCAATCTTGATCTAAACAGCAGAGACATCACTGGCACAGGCAACGTCAACATCACAGGCAATGTGGTACTTAGTGGTACTGTCGATGGTCGTGACGTAGCGGCAGACGGTACTAAGCTAGATGGTATTGAGGCCAGTGCTACAGCAGATCAAACAGCGGCAGAGATTAGAACGCTTGTAGAGTCAGCTTCAGACTCCAATGTGTTTACTGATGCAGACCATACGAAACTCAACGGTATCGAAGCTAGTGCTACTGCTGACCAAACAGCCGCAGAGATTCGTACACTGGTTGAGTCTGCTACTGACTCTAACGTCTTTACTGACGCAGATCACAGTAAACTTAATGGCATCGAAGCAGGCGCTACAGGCGACCAAACCAATGCTGAGATTAGAGCCGCAGTAGAAGCCGCTACGGACTCCAATGTATTTACAGATGCTGACCACACAAAGCTTAACGGTATTGAAGCTAGTGCAGACGTAACAGACACAGCCAACGTAACAGCGGCTGGTGCTTTAATGGACTCTGAGGTAACTAACCTTGCAGAGGTCAAAGCCTTTAGTTCTGCTGACTACGCTACTGCGGCACAAGGCACTAAGGCTGATACAGCACACGGCTGGGGCAATCATGCTACTGCTGGCTATCTAACTGGCAACCAAACGATTACCCTTACAGGAGCTGTTACAGGCTCAGGGACAACTTCTATTGCAACTACACTGTCAACAATTGACGGGGGAACTTATTAATGACCACGATTAAACTTAAGAATGGTTCTGGCGCACCAACATCTGGGGATCTTGTTCAGGGCGAACCCGCATTAGACTTGACCAACAAGCGCCTCTACACAGAAGACTCAGGCGGTACTGTTATTGAAGTAGGTACTAATCCCGGTGTGGACGTTACCTTTGCTGATAATCGCAAGGCCATCTTCGGTGCTGGTTCTGACCTATCTATTTACCACGATGGTTCAGATAGTTATATACGAGAATTTGGTGCAGGTGATTTAAAGATTCAAGCAATTAATGTGCAAATCGAAAATAGTTCAGGCGTTAGAATGTTCAAGGGGGTTTCTGCTGGTGAGGCTATACTTTATCACAACAACGCTCAAAAACTAGCCACAACCTCCACAGGCATCGATGTTACAGGTGTTATTACCACAGACGGTATGACTACCTCTGCTGACATTAACTTTGGTGACAATGATAAGGCTCTTTTTGGTGCGGGTAGTGACCTACAGATTTTCCATAACGGAACTGACAGTTATATATCAGACACAGGCACTGGCGACCTTAATATTAAAGGTAGTAACAACATTTATTTATTAAGCGGAGCATCAGAGCTTTACGCTCAATTTACTACTGATGGTGCCGCTACGCTCTACTACGACAATGCCGCCAAGATTGCCACCACCTCCACAGGCATCGACGTAACTGGCACAGTGACTGCTGATGGTTTGACTGTCACAGGAACAAACGCAAACTTAACTTTAGGAACGTCTGGTAACGACATTACCTTTAACAGAAATGCTGACAACTATATTAATGCTTCTGGCGGAACATCGTCGAACATTATTATAAACCCACAGAACAGATTTGTTGTTAATACTGCTGGCGCAGAACGCATGCGCATTGACTCATCAGGTCGGGTAGGTATTGGCACTAGCTCTATTGGCTCTTCTACAAAATTACAAGTAGCTGGCAGAGGTTTGTTTACAGATGGTTTGCCTGACCCTGCTGACGGTTCACCAGCGGGCGTAGCAATTGGATACAACACAACTAGCGGCTATGGCTTTGTTCAAGCGATACAAACAGGCGTAGCCAATAAAGATTTGTACCTACAACCAAGCGGCGCTAACAATGTCATTATAGCTAACTCAGGCGGCAATGTCGGTATCGGCACTAGCAGTCCAGCAGAACTATTTGTTTTGAATAAATCTAGTGGTGATACCTTTGTACGCTTTGACAAATCAGGAACATTTAAAGGTTTAGTAGGAATTTCTGATTCTTCAGGAAGCGGAAGTGGTTCTGCTGTAGCTGGCGATGTTATTCTTCGTAGCCAAACTAGAGTCTTGTTGGATACCGGAGGAACAACCAGAGCGGTTGTTGATGCTTCTGGCAATGTTGGCATCGGCACTAGCAGTCCATCACAAGCGCTTCATGTGGCTGGTGCTGGCTCAATGATGTTAAATGAGTCTACTAGTTGGTCATATTTAAGACTGAAGTCTCCTAGTGCTAATGGTGGATACATACAATTTGCTGATGCCGAAGATGATGATGTAGGACAAATATTCTACTATCACGGCGCAGGCGGCAATTATATGTCTTTCACTACTAATGCTAGTGAAGCCATGCGTATCGATGCTAGCGGCAACTTGCTGGTTGGTACTACAAGTACAGCAAACATTGCTAATGCAACTCCTAACGTCGTTACTGATCAATCCTATGGCATTAATGACACAGTAAACAAAGTGGCATTTCAAGTTGATAGGATTAGCTTTGATAGCTCCAATTATTATGTTCTTAATTCTTCAGCTATTGGTGTAAAGCTTGTTAATGGTGCAACAGCTTGGACTACTCAATCTGATGAAACGCTAAAAGAAAACATTACAGAGTTGACTAACGTGTTGTCTAAGGTTCAAAACTTACGATGCGTTTCATATAACCTTAAATCACAAAATTCTGACGATGTTAAGCTAGGCTTTATTGCCCAAGACTGGCAAACCGATTTTTCACAAGTTGTTAACGTTGACCCTTGTGACGGAAAACTAGGTATGAATTACACAGAAACTATCCCTGTTTTACTCAAAGCTATTCAAGAGCAAACAGAAATTATTAATGACTTACGTGCAAGAGTTGCACAACTTGAAGGAGAAGCCTAATGGCTACATGGACAATTGCAAACCTAGAGCGTAACGTGGCAGACGGCGGTGTTACCGTTGCACACTGGCGTGTTACTGAATCTGAAACTGTTGGTACTGGTGACAACGCTGTTACCCACACTGCATCATCATACGGCACGTGTGGCTTTACACCTGACGCCTCTGCTAGTGACTTTGTTGCTTACGACAGCCTGACAGAAGAAGTTGTTATGGGCTGGGTACACGCAGAAGTAGACAAGGACGCTACTGAAGCGGCACTGACAGCTAATATTGCAGAGCAAAAGACACCAACATCTGCTGATGGTATGCCGTGGTAAACAATGTAAAAAAATGTTTATGGATATTGTTGATTAGTTTTGTTGGTTCGGTTTCTGCACAAACCACTGATCCAGAGATTGATCCTCAGCCAGAAGTAGATCCTCCTCCAGTAAGAACTGATGAGGCGGAAGGAGATGGCAACGAGGTTCCTGACAATGGCCAAGGCAACGGAACTGAGATTGAGGGAGACTTAAACACGTCTAACTCAAATAACAACAATGTCAATAAAACATTTAACGGTGCGGGGTCACGATCTATGCCAGCAAGCACAGCCATAGCCCCCTCGTTAATGAGTAACGGAACACAGTCGTGTCTTAAATCGATATCAGGCGGTGTTCAGTTAGTTGGTATTGGTTTGTCGTCTGGCATGTATCGCCAAGATGAAGAGTGTAATCGGAGGCTTAACGCGATCACGCTTTCTAACATGGGCATGAAGGTAGCTAGTGTAAGCCTTATGTGTCAGAACGCGCAGGTATGGCGAGCTATGTTTATGAGTGCAACTCCCTGTCCAATTATTCGCTCAGGACGTTTGTTGGTAGGAAAGAATGCACTGTTAGCCATAAAAAAAAATCCTGAATTATGGATTCCTGATTATGCAGAAGCATCAGACTTTTACGACAGGCTTTTAGCTGGGGGCGGTAATGAAGATAGCGAGCAAGATTCTAGTGGCGATAGTCTTAGCGAACGTTTCCGCTCCACTAAGCGCGACAGAAATTGATGATCTCGTAAACACTTCTCAGAGCATAAGAGATACGTTTGCTTATGGCATTAAAACAATTGCAGGTGGTGAGTCTTATGCCGGTCAAGGTTACATTGCTCCAGCTATGGCTAAAGATGGACACATTACTACTGAACAACAGAATGCCTATAACGCGGCTGTCTCTGCGGTTATGGCGGCTACTTACACATACAACCCTGGGGCAGAGGAGTACTTTCAGGATCAGGCGGATCAAGCCATGGATCAAGTATCAGAAATGATCGATGCGTATGTACAGGCGGCACAAACCATCATTATGGTTGCCACTGTTAATGAGATGGCACAAGACGCACAGACGGCAGAAGATGAACGTGAAGCTATGGCACTACAAGAGTTTATGGGTGCTAATGATGTGACGTTACAGGATGAGGAGATTGAGGCTTACAACGATGCTCTATCTAACACTGAGCAAGCAATACAGGTGGCCGCCGCATATATGGCAGTTGCTGGTGATGAAGGCTTGTTAGAGCAGGCTAATGACATGGCATTTGATTTGCGTGTGACGTATGAAGAAGCGGCCTCTGTATTCTTTGAT